GGGTTAGATATTGACTGGTTCGCGTCGTGCTGGGATAGAAGCTCGGTTGACTTTATCTCGCATCATTTCGACGTGCCTTTCTACAAGGTAGCCAGCGCGTGCCTGACCGATGATAAGCTACTGAAGCACACCCGCAAGAAGGGCAAGCCGATCATCCTATCCACCGGCGGCAGCACATTGGAGCAGATTGACCACGCGGTCAATGTCCTGGGTAGGAATGACCTGGTATTGCTTCACTGCAACGCATCCTACCCGGCGTATAACGACGAGCTGAACCTGCGCATGGTTGAAACGCTACACAAGCGTTACGTCGTGCCTGTGGGCTATTCCGGGCATGAGTTAGCCATTGCAACGACCGTGGCGGCGGTTGCGCTGGGCGCGTGCGTGGTGGAGCGGCATATCACGCTAGACCGGGGAATGTGGGGCAGCGACCAGGGAGCCAGTCTGGAGCCGCACGAATTCGCCGAATTAGTACAGCAAATCCGCTGGGTTGAGGCGGCGATGGGTGACGGGGTGAAACGGGTGACAGAACGGGAGCAGGCAGTCATGAAGAAATTGAGGAAAACATGAGAACCGCTGACGCAATCTTTGACATCCTGAAGCAGTATACCGACACCGTGTTTTTTGTCCCCGGCGGCGGTGCGGCGTTTCTGGTTGACGCGCTGGGTAAGTCTGGCCTGGAGCACATCAGCGCGTTGCACGAGCAAGGCGCGGGCTTCATGGCGTGCGGGTATGCGCAGTACACCGGCAAGCTGGGCGTGTGCCTGGTGACATCGGGACCGGGTGCGACCAACGCTATAACCCCATGCGCGGCGGCGTGGATGGACAGCCTGCCGGTGCTGTTTATCAGCGGGCAGAGCAATCTACACCCGGATGAACGGCTACGCGTGCGCGGGGTGCAGGCGGTGAACATAGCCAGAATAGTCAGACCGATAACAAAGGCATCACTTCAGAAATGGTTTGTGTCTTATGCGCTGAGTGATCTGAAGAATATGATTTCTCTATGTCTCTCTGACCGCCCCGGTCCCTGCTGGCTCGACGTTCCCCTAAACGTGCAATCGGAGGAGATATGAACCGCCCGGTTATCCTGATAGGCAACGGCATACGCGGCAACCCTACCCTTATTGATTACCTGTGCGGCCTGGGTATCCCCATCCTGACAACCTGGATGGCAATCGACCTTATCCCCGAAGATCACCCGTCATTCTGCGGAAGGCCTGGCGTGTTGGGCCAGCGTGCCGCCAATATCATACAGCAGAAAGCTACACAACTATATTGTTTCGGCGCAAGGCTGGACGAGCAGCAGGTTGCGTATAGGTACGACAATTTCGCGCCGAAAGCGACAAAGTATGTATTCGATATTGACCAGGCAGAACTAAATAAGTTACCACAAAACTGGAACAAATATCACGAATTTCCCGAAATTCCCCAAATTCCCCCTTCCTGGCTCGCCTGGTGCAAATCCCTTTACGCCCGCTTCCGTCCTGAGCTTGACGGCGTGGACAATCCCGACTGCGTTGACCCGTTCAGGTTCGTGTATCTACTTAGTGACTACGCCCAGCCGGATGACATCATCATCAGCGGCGCGGGCAAGGCGGGGGAGATACTGTGCCAGGCGTTCAAGGTAAAGCAGGGGCAGCGGTTTATGACGCTATCCACAAACGGCGCAATGGGCAACGACATACCGCTATCCATCGGCGCGGCTGTGGCATCGGGTAGGCGCGTGCTGTGCGTGACGGGTGACGGCGGGTTTATGCTGAACATGCAGGAGCTTGAAGTAGTGCGGCGGATGAGACTGCCGATTCAGTTCTTTGTGCATAGCAATCGGGGATACGGCAGTATCCGCCAGATGCAATTGACCCGCTTCGGGCGCGTCGTAGGCGCAGACCCGGAAAGCGGCTTCACTATCCCGACCCTGGCTGAAGTGGCAGAGTGTTTCGGGATGAGTTATCAGCGGTTCAATTATCTTGGAGTAGATGTAACTACGGCAGGCGATATTGAACCCGTTATCATTCCAGGTGGTCCAGGCTTCGAGGCTGGCATAGTCGAGTTGATGATTGACCCCGATTATGTGCATTACCCCCGCGTCGCCACCGCCTTAGTGAACGGCAAGTGGCAGCAGGACAGCATGGAAGATATGACCCCTAAACTAGACCCGGCTGAGTTGAAAGAGATTATGGATGACTGACCAACAGCCCAACACAATCCTAGAATTATCCCGCCAGTTCCGCAGGGCGATTGACAAGAACGACGCGGCAGCCCTGCGCCGTTTGGTGGATGCCTATACCCGCATCTACGCCAAACTGCAAGACAAGATCAACCTGCTGACCGACGTAATCGAGATGGAGAACCCCACGCGGGCGCAGCTTGCACGGATGGAGCGCTACAAGTCGCTGATTGCCCAGGTGGAAGCGGAGATGACCAACTACCAGACCATCTTGGCGAATGAAGTTGAAGCCATCGGCCGGGATGCAATCACCTTCGCCAGCCGTGACACGGCGCGCATGATGAAAGCCATCGGATCGGAGTACGGGGTAGACGTCGCATTTCAACGCCTGCCAACCGAGGCTATCAAGTCCCTGCTGGGCTTCCTGGCAGAAGATGGGCCGCTGTTTGAACGCATTGGAACCTATGCAGGAGAAGCGGCGCAGACCGTAGCCAATACCATCCTTGAAGCGGTAGCCATGGGCAAGGGGCCGCGTGAAGTGGCGCGCCTGATCCGCAAAGACCTGGGGGAGAATTTGACGGCGGCGCTGCGCACTACCCGCACGGTGCAGTTGTGGAGCTATCGGGAGGCGACGCGTGCCAACTACCTGAACAACAGCGACATTATCGAAGGCTGGTACTGGTATGCCGCGCTGGAGAATGACCCGTGTATGGCGTGCATCGCTGAACACGGCACATTTCACACGATGGACGAAACGCTAGACGACCACTACAATGGGCGCTGCGCCATGCTTCCCGCTATCCGTGGGCTGGGCAATCCTGTCGAGCAGAGCGGAGAGGAGTGGTTCAACACCCTGGACGAAGGCAAGCAAAAAGAATTGATGGGGCAGGGCAAGTACGAAGCCTGGAAAGAAGGTCAATTTGAATTCAACCAGATGATCGGGAAGCATACTGATGACGTATACGGGCAGATGACCACCGAGACGGCGCTGAAGGATTTGATAGGGGGCGGGGAAATTCCCAAAGAGATGATTCAAGAGATAACATCAGGGCAAGTACCAGTATTTACAACAACCAAAGAAGCGGAAGATTGGGCGATAAATAATAAAATCGCCAGACAACAGGTTGACTATTATGGGGTAACACCCGATGCTGCAAATATTATCAATCAAAAAATATATGAGCAATATGGAAATAATAGTCCAATTGAAAATATTATTACAGGGGCTATAAGCGAGCGCGGCGGTATTATGATGGAAGTAACGCGGGATGGTAATTTTATTGTTTATAACATTGCCAGTGATCCAAGTGCCGTCAAAAGAATGATTGCCGAGAATGAAAGTGCCTTTATACAAAGATTTGGCGCGGGGAGGGCTTTTCTAGCCAGAAATTATGACGAACTAGTAATTCATGAACTCGGTCACACCGTTGATTTTCAATACTCAAATACTCAAAATTTGAAACATTTCTGGTATGCCGAACAGATCGGAGCTGCAAAAAGCAAGAGTTTTGCCGATCTCAGTATGGGCTATCTCAGCAAAGAGGCTATCGAAGCCGCGAGCAAAATAAGCGACTATGCCACTACTAATATCTGGGAATATTTTGCGGAATCATGGCTCGCAGCAAAGACAGGACGCGAGGAGCTTGTACCGGATAACGTAATGGAAATATTAAGGAGGGCTGGATTATGACAATCGCCTTATCGCCATGTATAAAATGCAAACACTACAAAAGGAATAATCAATGCACCGCATTTACTTCTATTCCCTTTGAGATTCAATCAGGAAAGAATGATCACAAAAAACCATTTCCTGGTGATAACGGAATTCAATTCGAGCCTATTGAGGAATCAAAGAAGTCAATCAAAATCCCATGAACGACGAAGTAACAGACATTATTACTGAAACGTTACCTAGTGGTAACAATAATGTTATAATTGACAACAGAGTAAGGGTGCTGATGTATGCGCTCCGCGAGGCGCTTTTACTCATGGTGGCGGCGATTGAAACTTTCCTGAACATTCCTAGAACCAAACCGCCGACGCATCGATAACAACTGAATACCAGTGCTGCTTAGTGGCGCTCCAATTATCTTCCTGTCATGGGGAGATACCTGGAGCGCCTTTTATTTTACACACAGAAAGGATGGCGAGATGCCAGACGAAGAAATCATTGAAAAGGTAGTGCCGCAGGCGGTGGCTACCCCAACACCGGAAGCCGAGACGGTTGACGGTGAACCATTTGACGCAGCCCGCGCGATGCGAACCATCGAGAAATTGCGGGCTGAAATCAAGGACCTGAAACCGAAGGCGAAGCAGGCAGAGGAACTCAGTGCAGCCGAGCAGAAACGCAAAGAGGCCGAGATGACCGAATTGCAAAAGCTACAAGCTGCCCTGGAGAAAGCGCAAGCCGAGCTGGAAGCGGTGAGATTGATCGAGCTAAAACGTTCAATTGCCGCAAAGGTGGAATTGCCCTTGGTTTTTGCGGATAGGCTACAAGGCAACACTGCCGAAGAATTAGAAGCCGACGCAAAGAAAATCATGGAGGCGCTACCCAAAGCGCCGAAGCCACCGCCCGTCAGCGCGACAAATCCCGGTGCTGGAGCAGAGACCGGGGAGACCGTCGAGCAGGCACGGGCGAGGATTTACGGGCAGGGACCGGACGTGATGTCACCAAAATACGCCAGAGAACACGGCGGCGGGGTGATATTCAGAGACAAGCCCCTGACCACTCAATAGGAGTAAATAATGCCCTACAATACCGAAGCCAACATCGCCGATTTCGTCAATACCGTTTGGGCGGATGCGATGCTGGTGGCGCGTGACAACAACGTCATGACGGGGCTTGTAACACAGTTCGGAGATTTGACCGGCCTGGCTGTTCGCAAGAACGCCAAGTACAGCGGCACAGCCGTTTTCAATCAGATTTCCGAAACCGATGACCTGTCATCTCAAGCACTCACGCCAGCAGTTGACCAAACCCTGACGCCTTATGAATACGGCGCGCAGTACTTTATTACCGACTCCCGCTTAGAAACTGACATCTACCCGATCCGCCAGGATGCCGCCCTTGAATTGGGCGCTTCCTACGGCCAGAAGATCGACAAGCTGCTTGTCGGCCTGTTCTCCAGCTTTACCGGGGGAACGGTCGGCGGAACCAGCACCGACCTGACCTGGGCGAATTTCTTCGCGGCAGTCTCCAAGATGCGCCGGGCTATGGCTCCCCAGCCGTGGGCCTGCGTATTGTCACCTGAGCAATACCACTGCCTCGGCACGGCTATCGCCCCAGGTGTGACCGTCACCAACGCACCGCAGCTCCAGGATGAGTTCGTGCGGCGCTTCTACATGAACACCATCGCCGGTGTTGACATCTACGTGACCGCCAATATCGCAGCGGGAACCGGCGTATTCGGTGGAATGTTCAGCCGCAACGCCCTGGCGCTGGATATGCGCCGCCCGTTCAGGTTAGAGCCTGAGCGCGACGCATCACGGCGCGGTATCGAACTCAACGTTTCCTCAATCTATGCTTACGGTGTATGGCGGCCGCAGTACGGCATCGCCATCCAGACCGCAGGCACGGCCCCGGTATAGGAGATGCGAAATGTCTGACATACGTTCAATTACCCTAACCGTTCCTTACGCAGGGACCGTCGCGGCTGGCACTTTCGTTGCTCCCATCATGAAGATACCTGGAACCGCCCACGGCGGGGGTATCTACCTGGTAAGCGCGGATTACAGCAGCCCGATCGCTATCGGCGCAGGCACATCCCCTGTCATCCGGCTTGTCACCCTGACCTCGGCCGGAGCTGTGATCGCCACTGTTGGCGCGAACGGCTCGGCAGCCCTGACCGCTGGCACTCCCATCACCGGGACGATCTCGACCCCCTGGATTGCCGGGACGGTCGGGTTCTTAGCCCTGGAATGGGGGCATGAGATTGCCGCCAACAACAACATGGCTATCACAGCATGTGTCAACTATTACCTGGGGCGCGGCAGCTCCTAATGGTAGACAATCGCCGGGCTTGGGTCAGACCTCCTCCTGACCGACAAGGGGAGCCGCGCCCCGCCCGGCGATATGCGGCAACTTTGAGGAGGAACAATGAGAATAATGTGGCTTTCAAACGCGCCGTGGAGCGCGTCAGGCTATGGGCAGCAATCGCGGATTTTCCTGCCCCGCCTGGCTGACCTGGGGCATGTCATGGCGACCACCTGCTATTACGGGCTGGAAGGCGGCATCATCAACATGGGTAAGTTTATCTGCTACCCGAAACGCCTGCACCCGTACGGCAACGATGTGGCCGTGCTACATACCGCCGGGTTCAATGCTGACATCATGATCAGCCTGATGGATACCTGGGTGATGAACCCCGAAGAATACCCAAAGCAGTTACGGTGGGTTCCCTGGTATCCCGTAGATCATGACCCGATGCCTGCCATCGTCCGGGGAAAAATATCCCTGGCTTACAAGCGGATCACGTTCTCGCAGCATGGCGTGAAAATGACGCACGATGCCGGGCTGGACTGCTACTACATCCCGCACGGGATAGAGACCAGCATCTTCAAACCGCTGGACAAGAAACTGGCGCGGGAGCATATCGGCGTACCGCAAGACCGCTTTGTGGTGGGGACTGTGGCAATGAATAAAGGCGTTCCGTCAAGGAAATGCTTCGTAGAAATGCTAGAAGCCTTTGCGCGTTTCCACCAGAAGCACCCGGAGAGCCTATACCTGCTACAGACCGACAAAGGCGAAGGGATTGACGGCATGGTCAACCTTCCCGAAGTCGTGCGTAACCTGGGATTGGTGGAAGGGCAAGACGTGGTCTTTTGCAACCAGTACCAAAACGTGATCGGCTACCCACCCGAATACATGGCGGAGTTTTACAACTGCCTTGACGTACACCTGATCACCACGCGCGGGGAAGGGTTCGGGATACCCGTGCTGGAATCGCAAGCCTGCGGAATTCCAGTCATCACGGGAGGCTGGACCGCCAGCCGTGAGCTGTTCTTTGCAGGCCAGATGCTAGACCCGGAGAAAGATGCCGAGCGTGAATATTCCGGGCTGGCGTCCTACCAGTTCAGGCCGCGTGTCTCGTCTATCGAGGCCGCGCTGGAAGCCGAATACCGCAAGCCATCCGACGGGCGGGTAGCGGCAGAGCGGGCTAAAGAGTATGACGCGGATCTGGTTACGGAGCAGTACTGGAAACCTATCCTGGCTGAGATTGAGGGAGGGCTAAAACAATGATTGACAGACCCGAACTCAAAGATGCAGTCATCTTACAGCAGGCCTGGCAGATCGGCCCGTTTGCCGACATGCTGCGCCTGACCTACCAGCGTCATGCCGCATACGCGTGGGCGCACGGGATGGAATACTGGGCCATCGCTGGCAGTCTCAAACCGGAGATGTGGCCGGGCGGGTGGGGCAAGATTTGGCTAATCCGGCTGATGCTGGAACAGGG